CTAATTCATTGGTTACCTGAGTCACCAGTTGGAGCATCGTGCTCGACATCTTCGATTACTTTCCTGGGTCTGCCGGGACCGCGCTTTTCGGGCTCAACAGGCCGGTTATTGATTTGTTCGATAAGTGCCGCCATCTGGGTTTTCAGGAAACCAAGTTCTTCCTTGGTCCGGTTCAACTCAACGCGGTCTTCATTGGTCTGGGTCGTATTCTTGGACGCCAAATAAGCCTTAGCCCGCTCACGCAAGCCAGCCGCGCCCATACCAACCTTCTGAACCTGCGTATCCGTCATGGACGCGACCTGTTCCACAGACTGGAACTTCAACAAGTGAAGCTCCGCAATCTGGTGACCAAGCGCCGAATCATCCGGGTTGTCCTTGGCCCAATCCGCCAGCGGAGTACCAAATACCTGCCCCTCGTTTTTCTTCATCTGGTAGAACAGCCAGTGGCGAGGAAAGCGTTGCTTATCCTGTTCGCGTACCGGCTGATCCCACTGGTGGGTTTTGTCACCAGGGGTGATGATTTTCACGAAGTCCGTAGGCACTTTTGTCCCAGGCTTTACCTCATACAGACGTTCATAGAACTCCACATGAAGCTGGGCATCGCCGTTGGAAACATCGCTGTCGATAGGCATGTATACTCCTTTTAGGCCGTCAGAACTGACGCCCAGGTGGTGGACGAAGTGGCAAACAGGATCATCGTCTTGGCCGTGGCGATGGTAACGGACGAAGCCGCCGCATTCACGGTCGATCCCGACTGGGGATAGATCGTGATGGTCTGGCCGCTGTCATTACGGATGCCAACCATTGCGCCAACCTCAGTCGGAGGTAGCGCAACGCCGGTCGAGGCGCTGGATGTGGTGATGGTGTTCCACACAGCCGAAAGCTGCAAAGCGGTCGCCAGATTAGTGCCTACGGCAACCAAGCCAGTCGCACCGTCGCCGCAAATGGAGGTAGTCGCCAAGGGCGAATTACCGGAGGCGAGAACTCTTGAAGGAATGGGCATGATACGTCCTTTCTAGGCTGCTTCCGCAGCGTTTAACCTGTTGTTTTCATCCACGACCGCCCGCAACAACCCGTCGCAGTTGACCGTGATAAGACAGCCAAGATCAATCAAATCCCCGGCTGTCCTCTGGAATGTCTGAGCCTGCTGAAACAAGCAAAGTGTGGTGGTAAATTTCTTCCCGGCGTAAGTGACAACAATCGTGTTGTGGTCAAGCCGCTTGTGAACTAGCTTGGAGCCGACATCTACTGGGGCAGCGTAGGCATGGTCTTGCCCATCATCTGCATAAGAGCTGTCATATCCGTAGCAATGGATAGCCCTGTACCCCATGGAATAAGCAACACACATGGCGCTTAGACCAACAGTGATACCGCCACCTACAAGGCAATAATCATCGTCAAACGGCGGGATTTGTTCTTTCACGCCGTCAACGTCCAGATGCCACAAAGTAGCGTCAGGAAGCGCCTTGAGGATGCTTGGATGGCATTGCGAGGCTACCAAATGCTCTTTGGCATCCCCGATGTAATCAATGAGAAGGGGCTGCGGGTCCAGCAAAACCTGATAATCAGGAGTGATGCCATTGTCGTTCAGGAACTTACAGGCGCCGTTCAAGGCAAAAACCTTTTGCCCGTGTTCCTGACGCATCCGAACACCATCGAGATTCTTACGCAGTGAGGGGCCGCCGCCGACTAAAACGGCAGCCCCATCATGCGCTGGAATGGCCTTTGCCCAACGCCGAGTAGCGGAACAGTTCTCGCGTATCTGCGAAAACAGTTCCTCATCCGGCGCAATGCAAAAGACCTCAAATTCCATTAGGTGATACGGCCCTGCATGTGCGGACGATTAATCAGCACGGTGCAAGTCGTGGCGGCAGTGGCGGCAGTGGCCTGCAACCAAGTCCCCAGGATTTGCTTGCCAGCACCGGCAGACACGCTACCAACCACCTTACCAGCAGTACCCGACACGCCGACCGAGGCCAGAGCGTTCATGTACTTGTTGGTGGGCTTGGAAACCACAGCAGTACCGGCGATCTGATACCAACCATAGGTCGTAGCAACGATGTTAGCCGACATGGCGACAGCAACAGGCCGGGCCAAGTTAGCAGTGGAGGGGCAAAGCGCCGTGGCGTAGGTCGTCGGGTCATAGGTGACCAGAGAGCCGGCAACGGTGGACGCGACACCCTTGAGCAGAATGAACTCGCCTACCCCGTAGGTCGGGTCGAAAGCCTTCACAATCATGCCGAGATAGGCAGGAGGGATCGGGCTGACAGTCGGCGTCGGTCCCAGCGAAATGCCGGAATCGAACTGGTTGATATGCTGAAGGCCCAGGATGGGCTCAACGAAAGAGTAAGCCATGTGTTTCTCCTATTCTGACCGCTTATTAGGCGATCAAAACCCCCTGGAACTGAGAACCAGAGCAAGTGAGGTTACCGGCCCAGCCAATCAGCTTAACCACAGCATCTTGGTTGACCGACTGACGCTCACCACCAATCGGAACGAAATTGCGGTCCACATGCGGACGCAAGAACAGGTACTTGGTGTTCAGGAACCACATGCGGTTCGAGGTCACCATGCCGATACCACCGTCCAGAACGACATCAGATGCCATGCCAGCGCCGTAGTACTTCAGGCTCGCAAAGCCCGCACCAGCCATAGACGAACCGGAGTCCGTAATGCGCTGGATGGACTGAAGCGACTGGAGATACAGCTTGTAGTAGTTGTTGTCGGCCACGATCAGGTTGGGCTTGTCGGTGCCACGGATAAGCTGCACAGCCAAAGCATCCATATAAGACTGGATGTTGGAGGCCGTCACAGCAGCGCCGCCGTTGACCACACCGGCATATTTGATGCTCTGCCAGAAGGTGAACGAGGCACGGTCAATGCCGCCATAGGTGCCAGAAGACGGGGCATCCGGGACAGCAGTAGCCAAGCCGGTGATGTTCTTGCCCGAATTGCCGGTGCCATCCAGATAGATGTCGCCGCCAATACGGTTCGCCAACTGAGCTTCCGCCACGTTCATACGGCCATCGAGCAAGTCGATGATTTCGGCCTTACCGCTGTTCTGGATCATTTCCAGGCCAGAGATGGAGACAGCCGAAGCGTACTGGGTGATGGAGAACTGAGCCGCCGAGATGGGCGAGTTCTGTGACACGTTCAGCGTTTCGTAGCCCGAATAGCTGTTGGTGTTGTTGGTGGTGGAGTCGTTGTACATGATTTCTTGCAAAATCACGTTACCGCCAGAGAACGTCTTGATGTTCCCACGGTCTTTCAGCGCCCGCAAAAGGGCGTTGTTGTTGGTTACGTTGTCGGCCAGCTCACCAGTGCGGCTCTGAATAGTAGTCGCAATGATGTCACTGATCGAGCTATTGGCAAATGCCATTAAAAGCTCCTGTCAGTTAATCAAAGACGAGCGTCTATGCTGGAAAATGCTTCTTCCAACACCGCGCGTCTATCTTGCGCTTTGGTTGTCGTTGAGGCCCCTGGTGTGGAGGTTTTCACGCTCACCGCTGCCGCCTTTGCAGCTTTCGCGGCTTTGTCTGCCGCTACGCTTTGAGTAGCCAAAGCCTGCGCTTGTGTGCGCTGCTGGACCTTCTCAAAGAGTTGTTCATCAAGGCGTATTGCTTTATTATACAAAACTTCAATGTCGTCTGAAACGCCAGCATTGGCGAGCATCTGCATTGTGGGCAATGCTTCGTCAAAATACTCAGCTTTCAGTTTGAAACGGTTTATCTCAGCCATTTTAGCGGCAGATGCAGCTTCTTCCTGCTGCTGCTGCCAGCTCTTTAGCTCACCCTTGATATTGGTGATTTCGTTGTAAAGGGCGTGTAGAGGCTGGGGAGTGCTTTCTTGCGGCTGGTCTACAGATACATCGCCCAACTGAATACCGTAGCTCTGGGCGAGCTGTAGAAGATATTGCTTGGCCTGTTCACGGGGGGCGGTACGCAGCACATTATCGGCGTACATTAAGCCCTGGACAGCCTTGGGAAGATCAACCCCAAGACCCCGGATGGTGTTCATGTAAGGGGCGGCGACTTCGTTAATCGCATCGGCCAGCTTGGCCTTTTCCTTGAGGGGCATAACCCCCGCGTTCATCTGTTCCTCGCGGGTCCAGATCATTTCCCTGAGTTTTTGGTCGGCGTTCTTCCAAGGGTCTAAAAGGTCTTGGCGCTTATTCCAGCTTGCCGGTGGGCGCTCCCACACGGGGGGCTCAACCACCGGGGCCGTCGCTGCTGGGGGCGAGGAACTCACCAGCGGCAACTCTGGTTCACTAGCCTTAACAGGCTTATTGTCTTTGGTATCTTTTGCGACAAACTTGCCGGTTTCGTCCCTGGCACGTTCGGGGGTGACAGTTTCTGACACCGTGTCAGGTGACGATTTGTCAGTTTCCGGTACGTTCCCGTCTTCCCTAGCCACAAAATGCGGCTCGTCTCCTAGGGCCTCAAGCTGCTGCGCAATAATGTTGCGCCGGGAGTCGGGATCGGGAGCGCCCATAGTACTCATTGGCGGCGCATCTCAATCTCGCGTTTAACCATGCGCTGAACATCCCTATCCGAACAATCGCCCAAAATCTGGTGCATCGTCTTTTTGCGGGTATCCTTGGAAACTGGGCTAGACGTGACTTTCATCTGCTCGTTCCCGACTTCAATGCAGCCATGAGCCCTGAGATGGTCCCTGTGGCGCCTGCGTCCGTCGATAATTGAGCCGTCAATCATTGATTTATATGGCCCGATGTCCCGAATTACCTGCGGCCCGGAGCAATTATCTTGCTCAAAACCCCCGTCTTTCGACCATATTAGCACACCATCAGAGTATTCGGCAACTAATCCGTGGCCCTTTATGAATATAGCCTTATAACTCATAGCAAAACCAAGACATCCTCATCGTCTGCGTCAAAGTAATCATCAAGTATTCGCGCCAATTTATCAAGGTCAGAAAGTAAGCTGGCAAACTCAGCATCTGACTTTGTATTTATATTCAATGCCTTAGATGCAGATTCTACGATTTCCTCTGCAACAGCGATTACTTGCTCTTTATTTGTTTCACGTGAAACTTTGCCTTCGATTACTTGCTCAAAGACCGCAATGACCTGGGCGCGGCGCAGTTCGTTGCGCTCCCGCTCGTCGTCAATGAGCTTTTTGCGCTTCCTTTCGTGTTCGTGGCGCCTCTTTGGCCCGCCATCATGGGTGTCTGTAAGGTCAACCGGCTCTGGAACCGGGATAGTGACCAAGATGGAAAGCGGTACGTTCCAAGTATTGATCTGATAGGGCTGACGCGGAATCTGGGGGTTTGGCCAATCAAGTTGGCACATCAGATACGGGACAGGCGGAACGGTCGTTATATTGACGTTAGAGCCTAAAGGCTGAGTTTGGACAGGCTGCCTTATGGCGTCGATTCGGCGGACGAGCGGGACACGGGGGGCGTAAACATTGGTGTCAACGGGAAAGAGAGCTGCCGGAAGCCCAAGAGGCTGGGTTTGGTCAGGCTGCTTCAGTTTGGCGTAATTATAAGAAAGCCCGCGTCGCAGGAGATATTGAGTTTCTTGCGGGACCGAGGACCCCAAAAGCTGAGTTTGCTGGGGTTGACGGGAGATAGTTGGGTTCGGCCAGTCCGTCTTAGAGAATGGAGCCTGGGCAACTACAACAGTATTAATCGCAAGGGGCGACCCTAGCGGCTGGGTCTGGACGGGCTGCCTTAAAGCGTCAATTCGACGGATAAGCGGAGTACGCGGGGCGTAAATATTGGTATCGCGTATTAACTCCGACCAAGACCCAATCGGCTGGGTTTGGATCGGCTGGCGAGGGAGAAGCGGGTTAGGCCAGTAGTTTTGGTTTTTGGGGAGCGCATCGTGCCCAACCAAAACATTAAGAACCCCGGCAGAGCCATAAGGCTGAGTTTGTTGGGGGTATTTAAGAGAATCCGGGTTAGGCCAGCTAACCTTGGAAAGCGGGTCTTGGGCAACGACAACGCTTGTAAGCGCGATGGCAGACCCAAGGGGCTGCGTGTTCTGAACTTGTGATAAGTGGTCTGGACGCCTGATAAGCGGCGTCCGGTCAACATAGGTCGAAAAGACGGTAATAAGGACAATCGCCGTTCCCAGAACCTGAGAGGCTATTGCCCAATCACGCTTGGGTGTACTGGGGGGATTTACCCAGTTCGTTTGGTTAAACGGGGCATCTCTGAGGTCTGTCGAAAGCGGAAGGGTGCTTAGTGGGCGTGAGCCAAACATGGGCTCACCAAGACGTTATGATGCAGATACCATTGCCGCCACGACCGCCAACACCCGCCGTATTACCTGTGAAAGCTCCGCCGCCGCCGCCGCCGCCAGAACCAAAGCTGCCATTGCCGCCGTTACCGCCGTTGGATCCCGTAGGGGACGCATTTAAGCCGCAAGCCCCGCCGCCTGTCCCGCCATAGTAATATCTCAGCCCTGGAATTATCTGCAATCCGTTGTTACCAACTGACCCCGCCGTTGGGGCGTTTGTACCGCCAGCACCACCAGGGGCGGGTGGGTAAATGTTAGGCCCAACGCCTGTGGTTGTTGGAACAGTAAAAGCTCCACCGTTGCCGCCAGTCGAGTTAGCCGCGCCCACGCCACCGCCACCCGTTCCACCAGTCACGACCAGACCAGTCACGGGAAGCGTGAGAGCCGCGCCGTTACCAGTGGTTCCGCCAGCGATACCAACCTGACCAGCAATGTTGATGTTGTTCGCGGTCGAAGACACAAGCCCAATCGAGAGAGCCGCGAGAGGATTAGCTGCAAGGGTTGAAATCGTACCAGCCACGCCCGCTGAACCACCCGTCGCGCCACTGCCGTTACCACCAGCATTTCCTGCTGTTGCGGTTGCGAACAGGTAGTTCGCGATGCTCGAAATGGCATTAAGGGAGACAAACGAACTTACGCCGTTGCCGCCAGCGCCACCATACCCGACAGAAACAAAGAGTTGGTCAGGAATCGAAGGGGCCGGAAATGTAAGATGTGTCTGGGCAGATGATCCACCACCGCCGCCACCGGCAGCGGTTGACGCTGCGCCGACAACCCCGTTTCCACCACCACCGCCACCGCCAAGCAGGAAGATATTAACGAAGGAAACGCCGCGAGGCTTCTGCCATACTTGCCACGAGACGCCATTCGCAGCCGAGTTCGCGTTGAACACTTGAATGTTCGCGCGTGACGCTTCTGGAAGGTATGACAAGTCCAACATTTAGGTCATCCAAGGTTGTGCGGGGGGTGCTTCATCCACTATTTCACAGCCGATGCCGATAGGCGGATTTGAAAAAAGTACGTTGCCGTCCAAATCGACATACCCGGTTACCACGCCTTTATTGACTTGCACAGTAACCGCCGTATTGGCGATAACCTGATACCCCTCAACACCATCGGCAAAGAGAACGCGGACATATTGATTAGGCATGTCAGTATTTCCCCATGATCGGAGTAATCGCCCAACCGGCAGAAACGGAAGTGCCTAGAGCGGCGAAAAGCCGGAAGCCGGGCGGAAGCGGAAGGTTAAGCGGATAGTCGATATCCACCGTAGTAGTAGTCGCAATAGCGGTCGTGGCCGGGAGAGCGATTTCGCCAATGAGGGTATTGTTGGTTTCCACACCGCCTGCCGCGATAACCCCAGCCTGATAGAACTGCTGCGGCTGGGTCTGAATCCATACGCTAGACCCAGAAATAGCAGGTGTAGTCGCCGTGCCGGTATAGGACGAAGCTGGGAGTGTTTGCGTGTAGGTGTTAGCCTGCGGCGACAGCGTTCCAGTGTGATACTGGCTGGCTTGTGCCGGTGTAATCGCAGCGGTTCCAAACCAATAGTCGTAGGAAATAACAGCGCCTTGGCCGACAATAGTAGGGGCGACCCACACGATGGATGATGTCGTGCCCGTAGTAACGACGCCAGAAGTCGAACAGGGCAGCAAGAACCGGCCCGTGGTGGTTTGAATATCCACCATGCAGAAGTTCGTACCGGCTGCGACAGTGCCGCCAGTTGTAGATGCCGTTCCTGTCACATACCCCCAGATATTAGGAGCGTTCGACAGCGTGTAGTAATGGGTAAAGACAGACGAAATACCCAAGTAAAAGCGATACTCAGCCGCGTTTGTTACTGCGGTTGTAGACCAAGTAATTGATCCAGTCGGGCCAGTGACGTTCTGCGAAGCAGACGCCGTGCTGATCGTAGCGCCCCACCCGCCATAAGCATCACGCGCAGCAAGCGCCATGGTATAGTTGGCGTTGGTCGGAAGGAAACCACCAGAAGCAGACGCCGAACCGGTAGGCTGTGAGGGGGCCAAAATATTAAGGCCGTTGGGAAGGCCATTGTTCAAGAACAGGCGCAACACACTAGCTACATTGGAGCCAAGCGCCTTGCAGCGAATACGCTGGATATATCCGCCATTGTTGGGGTCAGCCGTTGCAATCAGGTTGGTGCCAACCGCCGTGCCGGAATAGTCGTTGGCGGCGGTTTTAAGCTCCGTCGCCATGTTGCGAGCGCCGTCCGAGGTGGCGTCACCCTGCTTGGAATAGATCGGGTCGATATTCGGAAAAGCCATTGCGTCCCCCTCTAGGGCATGGCCCAGTTGCGGGATACCGCATACTGGACGCCATATTTCGTGTTTTTAGCCAAATCTTCGATGAGCGTGTTCAGGATGATGAGGCTGCCGGATGTGAAGTTGACCGGCTGGTTTGAGTTTGAACTGGCCGATAGATCATCCCGGTAAAGGGTGTTCAGCGAACCATCATAGGTGCCATACCCGGTTTCCCATTTTCCCGATGTGTTGGCATCATAGATGGCGTAACTGGTGGCAACTCTGTTCGCCCCAAAAGCCTGGAAGAATGTCTGGAAGCCAGTCGGCGCGACACTATTCAGAACCAGAGAACCAGTCCCGGTGGAGCTTGAAGTATCTTGGCATCTGTCAGCTAGATAAGGCATGGTGCTATCCCATCACTATCTGTGAAAGAAGAACATCGCTGCCACCACCACCACCTGTGACAAGCTCCCACGCCCCAATATCCCAAGCAGAGCCCTGCGGCCTGGATGTACCGACAATATCTGTCGCAGTCGGGATATTGGTCGTGTCAGTTACAGCGTTGTCTAGAAGATCAGCGCCCGTTTTAGTTCTAAAGTCTCTGGTGGCGTCGGTGATATTTTCAAATTGGCTTGAATAAGTCTTGGACGCCTGGTTGGAGGAACCAAACCCGATAGCCAGATCAGAGGCGTTATTGCTGCAACTCGTAGGCGTTCCGCCGCTGTTAAGCGTAGTGAACCCGAATATGGCGCAATTCTTGACTGTCCAGTTTCCAGAACTAGCATTAATACCAATTCCAGCAGAAGTATTCGGTCGAACTATATCGCAGTTTACAGCGTATGGGGTGCCGGATGCGTAATCAAAATCCAAACCGTTTCCGTTAGTTCCACGGTTACAGATAACAGAATTGATAATTCCGCCGCTGCGGATGGTTACTGTATACACAGCAGACGCAACGCTGCTCGCGTTGCTTTCAATGATGCTACTGTCGATCAAGTTCCCCGAAAGAGAACCTGTCACGCAGGAATAGGCTTTATCATTATTGCCGCCGCCCGTGTGGGCGATCTGCAACTTGGAAAGAGTGACGTAGCTTTCCTCCACTGTGATAACGGGATTATAGGCGTTGGTCTTTCGGATGCCAACGCCGTTGCTTTGGTTGTAGCGCAGCGCATTGGTCTGGACGCTGGCATGGTCACGGAACGATTGGCCCGTTGCCGTGGTCAGGGTTATATAATCTGTTGCGCTAGTCGCATGGCCGCTGAAGCTAATCGTGGCCGTTACAGTAAATTCGGTATCGTTATAGCACTCACCAATCCAGCCGCCGGTCGTGAACGCGGCAAGCCAGGATGCAATCGTGGAATAGTTCCGCGATGATGTTCCAATGGTGCTTGTGGTTGCCATTAGAACGGCACCGGAGTTCTGACGGTCACGATGGAGGCAAGCTGCGCCGCCGTGTGCGGCACGGTGATGGTCTTCTCTGCCCGCAGATCATCAAGAACGTGGGTCTTTAATGCCCCATTCGGAATCTTGGTGCGGTCCAGAAACCTTGCCCGATATTGCAGGTACGGGCTGGGGTTCTGAGGATCAACGTCAACTTCCGGGGCCAGCATGTTGGACGCCTGTGCTTCTGTGACGTTGGGAAGCTTTATGACCCGAAAGAATGGATGATTGCCGTGAGGGTTGCCTGGAACCGAGATACCAAGCTCGCATTGGCCCCAACCCCAGCCGTCAGGCTTTACCTCGATCACATCGCCCTGCTTCGGGGCTTTATGGCCGCCCATGTCGCGGGTGCAGAGAAGGATTTCACACATAGGCGGAACCATAGTGCTGGGACACTTCGCAATAGTTGCCGTCTGCGTCCCGATGGGCAAAGACGCAGCGGTAAAAGCCCCAGCCCTTCAACAGCACAAACTTGTGTTTCATGTTCGCCGGGATCGGTACGATGGAGCGCGGCCCACCACCCTGGATTTGCAGGGCAGGAAGCTCATGCCATCCCATGCGCTCGCCAGCATCATTCACGATGGGCTGATAACGATGAACCTCCCACAGGCCCATGGTTAGATGGGTGTTGTGGTGATGGTTATGGGTATGGGTTTCGACAATAGAGCCTTCGGGCAATAGTTCGTTTGGCTCACGGATATACTCAAAACCAACACTGTATTCAGCCATAAAATATTTCCCAAATTACATAAGAGACTGCGAGAACAACGTGTAATCACTAACTACTGCTGCTTCCGTGTATGTTATAATTATAAAGCCCTGATTACCAGCGCCGCCTGTGCCGACGCCCAAGCCACCACCGCCACCGCCACCGCCATAGAGGCCACCTTGGCCACCGTTAGCACCGCCTGATATTTGCCCGCCGCCCCCGCCGCCCCCGCCGCCTGACCCGTAAGATGTGTATTCAGTACCAGCACTACCCTGCCCACCTACCGCGTTCTGCCCGCCGCCACCGCCGCCTGACCCATGAGAACCGGCAGAGCCAGCCACGCCAATAGCAGAACCACCGGCACCACCAGCCGTACTATCCCTGGCAATACCACCAGCTCCGCCAACTGCTGAACTAGCAGTAGTGCTAACACCAGCAGTAGAACTACCACCGCCAGCCCCGCCGCCACCATCACCTCCGCCACCAGCCCTTGGTAAGTGAATACCAAGAGGTTGGGTCTGCAAAGGGTGCCTGGGCCGGAAGGGGTTCGGCCAATCAAAACTACATGGGTCTCCTGGCACCGCCATTAGTTAGAAGCTTTTATTGAACCAAGTATGCTGGGAACTGTCGTGTCTACTGTCTTAGGCCAACCCGTGATCCACTCGTAATACTCTCTGGTGTCTTTGGCGTGGACATTAATCATATCCCCGGCCTCGTCTCTCGGCGCGTAGTTGCACAGGAACATATTGATCTTGTCCAAGCCGGTAATCTTGTGCTTCCAGTTGGCCGGGACGTTAAAGCAGAATTGGTCCAATAGGGCCTGAATGTCATCGGCGCTGTAAATTGCCTCTAGCTGCTCCACAGTAGGGGCTTTGATGATACGCCACCCCTTCTCGCCTCTATCAGTCACTACTTCAATGAGGAAGCTGCCAAACTGGCACATGGTCAGGTGGTCGAATGTGTGTTCGTGGCCGTCTATATACTCGTCTTTGCGGAGAATATTTGGCCGAATCGACGCGGTGGGGTAGCTGATTACACTCATCTATGAACTACATTTCCCTTTAGAGCCGTGGCGCATGTGGTGACTTGGCCCGCTGTAGGTGGATTTGACGGAAGTTGCTTGGTTGTCATGAAGGCAGACGCAGTGGAATAATTACTGGTGTCTATACCGCGCTGATACGCGATCTCAATAGCACTATTCTGAAGCCACATATAGTGTCTGTCCTGATTTGCGCTGCCGTAATTCAAATCCGTCCCGACTATACTGGCTTGGTTGCCCCAAGACGGCCAAGGCATAGTGCAGGCCTGACCCGATCCAGTGGAAAAATTGGCGTTGCCGCTTGCCGCTCCGTCCCACGTAGACACCGTGGCGTCAACAACACAAGTCCTAGCGTCACTGGGGTTGGACTTTATCTGCCCGCAGCCAGAACCGACTACAACCCAGCTTCCGACATGGCGAGCGGGGTTCACGGTGTCGAAGAAGTCTTGCGAGAAAACGATTGTCACATTTGCCTGATCCGCGACGCTGGAAATAGTCGCCGTTTGCGAAGTTTGTGTCCATTCGCCGTATGCAATATGGCCAGTAGCGGCCCTCATAGATTCTTGAGCAATTCCCTCATAGGTGTATTGGTTTACTGCTGCGTTAGTTGCGGCGCGGATATAATAGGCGCCGGTCATAAAATACGTTTGAACGCTGGTGTTGACTTCCCACTGCATCGCATCGGCCAAAAGCCAATCGTGAAATGCCACGCCGTTTGAGTCCATTGCCCCGCCTTCAAGAGCGTTCAGATTGGCGAGACGCAGGTAATTTGTCTGCCAGGGCGAATAGGTCCCGCCGCCGGTTTGGTTGTTAAGTTGATAGATCATCACACGAGGGCCACCAGCCTGATAATTGGCGTCATCGACCCAGTTCGTTTTTATATAGGCCATCATCGCGGCAAACTGGCGCTCAACACCAACCTTCGTCCGTGAGTAGTCGATCAAATCTCCGATACCATCTGGAATTACCATCGCAAGTTGGGCAGTGGTCCGAATGTCCCACGCTTGGCACCTTGGCTGCCCGCTCACTGGCGGCGGCAATGATCCTTTGCCATATCCGTTTCGGATAGTTATTTGGCTCCCGGCGCTGGAGAATGTAATTTTTCCAGTCGCGCCGCCAGCAAGCGCATTTTCGCGCGTGTCGTAGAGATTGATGTGCGTTGCGTCGATCCGTTTTACAAAATACTGATTTGCGCGGCTGATATTCACGCCGCTGATTTGCGGAAAATATCCGCCAATTTGCACGACTACAGATTCGCCATCCTGTTGCGGATAGCCGGAACCGATGGTGATACTAGCTGATCCGCTGGTAAGAGTAACACTGCTTTGTGCAAACACCCCTGCGCCTGTTGTTGCTAGAGAGTAATCATTGACCGCAACGGCCGCAGTTTCAAGGTGTATGAAATCCCCACTAAGGAGATATGGCAAATAGCTGGCACCGCCTGAGTGATTGGTGGCGAAGGTGTACCAACCAGTTCCGCCGCGATAATCGTTTGCAGGAAGACCAACGCCGCCATTATTTTGAGAAGACCAATAATAGACACCGGCTTTATCAATCGAAACAATTCCGCCTGTTGTGCTATCGCGCAGGAAAAACGGCTTCATGTTCCCGACGCGAGAATTTTGGAATGTTAAAACGCGGGCATTAAGATGCTGACCACTAGAGTAGGTCCAATTCAACAGGGCCTGGACATAACTGAATGACAGAACACCAATATGGTCTGTATCTCCGGTCGATGCCTCGTTCATGCCGAAATTCTTGATGCTAGCGGTGGTTGGGTAATGAACCGCCATCGGATGCGCGCCGTCATTATTACAGTATGTTAGATCAGGATTACCCGCGCTTGTGGCGTCTGCCCCGTAATTCATCACCATTTCAGAATCTATGATGTAACTTGTCGGTAGCGCAGCAACAGTCTTTTGCGCCACGCCCCACCAAGGCGTCATAAGTGTGTAACCGTGGCCTGAACCGTAGGTATCAAACCGCATCATGTACGGGTGATAAACGCCCATTGTGCGCCAGTTAGTCGATGTATTTGACGTAGATGCAAACGCGGTCGCGGTCGGAATACATACGGCAGAACTTGTCGAACTGTTAAGTCCCATCAAATAACCACGGCCACTGCCTCCGACTTCTACAATCGCCTTGCCAATATCTTGGCTGTTTGGCGCTGTGGTGCTTGCTGCGCCCCAAGTCCCCGCGCTAAGTGATGCGGTAGTCTGACCAGAGACGGCACCAAGGGTTAGTGTAGCGGCTGGCGTTGAGCCCGTAAGTGAAAGCCAATCAGAAAGCGTACTGGCACCCATCTCGATCAAAAGATCGTAAACCAGATCGGCACCGCCGGTCTGGTCGATATAACCGTTCTCAAGGATGACGAGACACTTAACACCAGTGATTGGGTTATTCGTATTGTGCCATGCAGCGCTTGATGCCTTATAGGCACTGATATGAAACTGCGCGTTCAAGAATGCGTGTGGTGTGCCGCCCGTCTCAAGCGGTGCCGATACAATCCATTCTGTGCAGTATGGCCCCTCGCGGAACTTCCCACGGTTCTGCGGGTCTCCGTATGTCCACGATGACGAGCCGTTTAGGGCGTCCGTAGCAAGAGCCGTGTAAACTGTCCCATCTGGGAATGTGCATGTAACCTTACATTCAAATGTGTCCGCGCTGATGGTCTGCGCCAAAAGATTGGCAAGCGTGATCGGATTTGAAGTGTCAGGCGTTCCTGCGATGGTTTGAAGCGTTATCGTGGTGCTGGCCGCGCCCGGCGATGTCGGAAGTACGCCCGTTACCTTCACCATGCGAATGTCGCTATTCAGGTCGGTGCGGCGATTGTCCTCTTGTATACCGATAACGTTTGAGCTGGCGTCAAGGATTTGCAGCTTCTGGCCGGATGCGAAAGCGTCCGGGGCGATAGGAACCCCAAATTCAAACGGTGCATTTGCTGGGATAGTCGTTCCGTCCGTGGTGACAAGCGTTAGCGTTGTGAGAGTTGTGGCACCACCACCAGCGCCAGCTTTACCAACGCCGTAGAAACCACCAGCCCCGCCGCCGCCACCACCGCCATACAAACTCGCGCCACTACTACCGCCATCGCCGCCAGCGTATTTAGTATCGCCAATAGAGTTGGTTGTGTCGCCGCCAGCACCGCCAGAACCAGCCGATGCATTCGATCCACCACGCGCAAGAACAACAGTAGTGCTGGAATTGTCCTTTAAGTAAGTATCCCCTGTGCTGCCAGGACCGCCCCCGGCAGTACCTATCTGAATATTTACTGTACTGCCGGGGGTGAGGGTTACGTTATTCTCCAGCGCATACGCGCCACCACCCCCACCCGCACCAGCAACAGTAGCCGCATTGGAACCGTTGCCACCGGCACCAATACATTCAATGGTATTGTTTGCGCTGTTCCAGTTTGATGGAACAGCCCAAGTTGAACCCGCTGTAAGTGGAATTACAACAGTTACCACAACTCAATCAAAAAAGTTCGTAGATGATATGGCTCGATACCGTTCCAGTGCCAGAACCAGTATTGTTGGACAGCGTAGCAGCTTGGCCGGCGCCTGTTCCAACCATCCACCATTCCTCGCCAGGAGCGGCAACCCAACGAACAATGCCACCGAAGGCGTTCATCGCCAGATTAAGACGGGCAAGAGTGGTGGTATTGGACGGGATGGGCTGATTGGTGGCATAGGCCACAGCCGCAATCGGAACCGTGGTAACAGCCGCCGCAAAGGTATTCAGCGGGCCATCCGAGTTGGGGGAGGCCAGGGCAGTAGCACCGCCAGTACCAGCCGTACCAGTGCGGCGGAACTGAAGGTTCTGGACAGCGGAAGCGGTAGACAGCCCACCAACATAGATTTCCTGAACCTGGATAAGCTGTGCAGCAGAGCCGGGGTCAAGGGACTGATACTGGGCAGAGGTAACCTGTACGTTGTCGGCAGTACCGGTGCCGGTCGTCCAGGCATTCGAGGCAAAAGATCGCTTGGTCATGTTTAACTCCTAAGTAAGATTGGTTTGATTGGTTTGTCGCTCCCGGCAATTGCATCAGCTAGTGCTTCGATTGGCTTGCAATTTCCGAGAATAGAACAGCCAACGCACGTAAACTTGTCGCACTTGTAACAATGTCCTGCCCTTGCAGGATTGAAAACCACGACGCCGCCGCAATGCGCGCAGCGTTTCGTTTTGTATTCGAGAACTGAGCCTTCCTTGATAAAAGGCATGTTGTGACCAAGTTTCCGCAACTTCTCGACTTCACCCTTAGAAATCCCAGGGGAAGCACGATGGTCAATCAACAGATACCCTTCATGCTTACTCATTGAATCGTCACCGGCTCAACACCCATCGCCCTTCCGTCAGGGCCACGAATGATTTTTTTCGGGCCGGATACAGCCTTAACAAGCTGCTGCATTCCCTCCGCATGGGTTTCCATCATTTTGTTATGCGCGTCCTGCATACCTTGTAATGTTTCACCCAACTTTGCGATAAGGTCTTGCGATGCTGCGCTAGAAGCCGCCTCACCATCTGGATCACCGGTTTCGCTTGCCCCGATTCTAGCTACCATAATGGCCGTATCGGCCTTCAACTGCGCTTCCCACATATCGTAGGCTTCTTTGCGAGCTGCTTCCTGTTCGGCCATTTTGGCTTCGTGCTGCTGCTTCATGGTTTGCAAAGCCGCTTCATGCTGAAGCTCAAGCTGTCTCATTTTGCTGTCTGCCTGAGCCTTGGCATTGGCAACCGCAATAGCAGTTTGCCCCTTGGCCTGTTCCAAACCAGCATTTGCCTGGGCTTCGGCCTGGGCCAACTGTGCGTCACCCTGCATTTTGATCTGTTCAAGGGTTGGTCGAGGATTAGCCTTCATATCTGCCGCCTTCTTGGTAAGTTGTTCAAGAGCGGTATCAATCGTACCCTCGATAGTACGAGCAGCCTTAAACCCGGACACGATGTACTTGATCCCCTCCATAATCATGGGGGCTAGTTCCGGTACTGCCTGACCGGCAGGAACTGCCTCTCTCAGCATGTTGGAGAACATATTGCCGAACTCCAACCTGTCCTGCTTCATCTGGTTTTCGTCGATCTGAACCAGAGAGTCGGCAGCAACATCTACCCGGAAAGAGCGAAGCGGGTTGGACTTCAGGAGTTGAAGGGCGGGGATGATGTATGGCTTATCGGCATCTGCCAGTTGGTCCGCAGCCGCATACATCAAGATAGTCTGGGGTTGATACTTCGCGCAGATAACCTGGGCTTTGAGCTTCAGAATTTCGCTGGCAAAGATGGCAACCGTTTCTTGCATGGCCTTGAGGCGCAAACCGGCATACTGACCCTTAATCTGTTGGGCTGTAGCGGTTTCAGAAGCAACGGATTGGCCCCGGATAATGTCTGAGATACCCGTAATCTCATAGACCTGAGACTTGATGTCGTTACGGGCCTGATAGCATTGCAACAGGGCTTGGGAGAGGGTTTCGAGGGGTACAAGGTCAATAGACCCCTTGAGCCCACCCTTCTCAGCAAACGCCGCCCACTTATCCGTGGGGATCATGGTGTTGTTGTCGCCCTCAGTGAATAGTCTCTGAAGGGCGGGTTGGGATGCGTCGTAGATACCGCGAACGCGAAGGGACTTTACAAGGCCGTCGATACGGTCGGACAGAATATCCAACTCATTGGCCTGATCTTGGTAGAGAACAAAGTCAGGGACGGGCTCTAAGTTGTCCGATGTCGTGGTGGCATAGAGAGGTTTGGGGCACGGAAAGAAGTCCTCAAGCTCCATAGGATCATCGCGTTCCTCGATGATTTCCTTCATGGACTTGGATAGCCAAACGACCTTGTTCTTTTCCTTATCCCAAAGCTCGCAAATCTTAGCGCGGTCGTTTACCTTTTCCTTCTGCGCGTATTTATTGAGCGGGTCAGGGCCGGAATCTAGCGGGATTTGCTTCCACTTTTCAGGAAAGCGGGCTTTGATGGCTTCCTCGGTCATATAGACCCAGCGCCAGACCTGCCCGACTTCTTCCCAAGTTCTAGCTGGGGAGTGTCCAAAGTCCTTCCAATGGACATAATCGGTCGGGGAGCACTCGTATTCTATTTCCTCGGCTACTTCGCCGTTATCGGAAGTCTGATCGGATACGTCCTCGATGTCCTCGGTGACTTGCACATCCTGGGCCGCGATATGGGGCTCATATCTGACCCAGGACACGCCACGGCCCCCTAGGAAACGGTCTTCCACCACATGGTTCATGGATGAGCGGAAGTCGGTGTAATGCTCGATTTCGTAGTCTAGGGTGCGCTCTAGGAGGAGTGCAGCTACCCGGCCTACAGGGTCATTGTCGCCAAAGCGGCGGGAGACATCTGCTTTGGGAAGCCTAGCAAAGACAGCCGGAACAAGGGTCTGTACATTCGACCACAGAATGTTAAACTTGGCGGTTTCACTAGACGCTTCAGTACGATTATCGTCCCGGTAGCGTTTGATAATCTTTTCGGTACGAGCCACCCATTTCTTGAAGGTGGCGTCATACTGCCCAATGATTCTCAGATACTTTTCTACTGGGGTAAGCGGTGTTTCAGCCACTTGCTATCCTTAGACGGTAAAGATGCCAACAGCGATTGCGGCTACACCGGCCCCGGTCGTGACAGACCAAGCCCCCGTCTGTGACGCCATTCCGATATTGATAACGTATGTACCGATGCCACCACCCGGAGAGTTCGGGAAAATGCTGATCGAGGTAGAGCCGTCAATGATTGAAGTCGCAGCGGTGGCGGCTGTGCTTACGACAAGAATGATATGGTCGATATAGTCGCCTTTGGCACCAGTAGTACCCAAGACCTGTCCAGTCTGGGAAGCAGCGACGGTTTCATAAGCATAGCGATAGGGGTAATTGACAGTAGCCATGGGCTAAATCCTTTGTCTGCGTTTGGGGCGCTGTGAAGCGTATAGGTCTTCAAGGGTAGCTGTGTTTCCGGGGCCAACGACTAGGGCCACTTCGGGATTGAGTTTGCGAACAGGGGTTTCCTCGCGCCATGAGAGGGCGAGATAGCGGAAAGCGTCGGCGGGGTTAGATGCCCAATTGTGCTTGGGAGCTGCCCTGAAAGCCTTGGTATCTTCGTCGTATTCGCGCTCGTATTGCTTGAGAGCCTCAATACCCAACTTGCACTTCTTCGCGTCGAAATAGCAGTTGGGGAGGGTCATACGGACGGCTTGGATACCGTCTTGCTTGGAAAGCATAGGAACGATGGAAAGGGAGCCAAAACCCAGAAGTGGGACTAGCTGCTCAATGGTAGACTTGCCATTAGCGGAGAATGTCTTGGCTTTCGCGTCATGGGGGAGGAAGTGCTTTTCGTAGTGATAGCCTCTATCCCTGACTAGCTTACCGACATCCTCAACGCCTGATCCTGAGACGGAGTAAAAGTCGATGATGCGAAGCTCGCCTCTGTTCATCTGGAACCACCAGATGGAGGTATCGTCGGTATGGCCTATGTCCCATGCCGTATAGCACTGGAGGGACGGGTCATAGGGAACCGTGGTGATATGGCCATGTTCCTCCAAAAGCCGCATCTCAGTGCCATAGAAAGCACCCAGGATGGCAGCATCGAATGAACACTCATACTCCTGTAGATACTGGTCTTCCGACATCTGGCGCCGGGCATCGTCCAGTTCCCCTTTGGGGAGGATGTTGCTCTTGGAAGCGGGGAGGACAAGTGAGAACCATTCGGCTGGGTTCTGCTGGGCCATGTCGTGGATGTCCCAGAACTGGTTTTTGCCTTTTGGGGTTCCCATGAACACCCCCCACCCTTGTTTGTCTGAGAGTGCCGGGCGGACAACAGTTGGGAAGACGGAGGGCTTGAAGTCCCCATATTCGTCCATGAGGACGCCATCGAAGCCAAGGCCACGGATGGAATCTGGGTTATCAGCGCCGAAAAGGCGGATTTCCGCCCCGTTATACTTGAGCCGAACGATCAGCTCAGACTCGTTGACATCCTCGGTAATCGGCTGGGCGTAGTGCTTTAGATAGGACCAAGCGACCGATTTGGCCTGGGATCGATACGGGGCGATGTAGGCAAAGAGAGGGGCTCTGGAACTACAGGTTACAGCAGCGCGGATTAGGTCATTGATGGCCGCGACAGTCTTCCCACCCCGTCTATGGACGACGAGGGCTGCCCAACGCTGAACACGGTCATGGAAACCCTCGAACTGGGGTCGTGGCTTATAGGCGAGAACGACCTTTTTGACCAAAACTGCCCCGAACCCAGCAAGATTCAGTCAGTTTTAGTCCAAATCATAGTAAACAGCAAGTATTCGATGGGAGGTGTTACACCCATGGGTATCTCTTGTTAAATTCCCAAATTGAAACAGCAGCCATGGCAACAAGGCCAACCCCGGCAGACAAAAGCAGGGGAACGACCGCAAGGATAACGTCCAAGATAGTCATGGCAGCTTCTCCATAGCTTTGATCTGTTCAATGGTGAGTTCTGGTCCCTGACCATAAAGAAGGGGCTCAGACGCGGGAGTAGGCTGCTTGAGGTAGTCTAGGGCTGCTTGGGCATAAACCCGACAAATCTCACTCACTAAAGGATCTGCTTCTTCCCAACTTCTCAAATCGCTGGCGCGCATTCCAGCATAGATAGCCCTCGCCACTCCCTCAAGGTTGGTCATATGCTTCCTGCCGTCTTCATAGCCAAAATTGCTTTCTGAAGTGCTTCTTCTCCGTCTTTTCCGCTGGCCTGAATGCCGTGCCCATTAACAGTCACATAAACGGGATCATTAGGATTCTGGTTCGGCCTAAGAACGTCAGGCGTGAAATGAACTGTCAGGGAAATAGAGCCTGTCCGGTAAGTCATTTAGCACCCCGCTTCTTAACCGCCTCAAGCGCCCGAATCATGCAAACCGCCATCCTGCTAGACCTACATTTAATGTAAGCATCCATAGCAACCAGCAACTCAGCCTCAGACACCAAATCAGACTTCGGGTAACTCAGAACTTTCCGAAGCGGATAGGGAGCGCCGCGCTTCACTTCTGCCCCCGCTTCTTAGCCCGGTGCTTCCGTACCCGTGCCAGTACCTTCGCCCTCTCAGAAGCCTTGTAAGCCTCCAACGCTTCCTCAACCGCAGATGTAGTGGTGGCATGAACCTTAGTGCCAGGACGGTACTCAATCGGGGGCTTGCTCATGCCCGTAACGTATCACAGATGCGTAGCGTTACAAGGGGCAGGGATCAGAAAAATCCGCAGGGGGTGGCTGATCTATATCACCACCCCCGGCCTCCGGGTTCGATGGGGGGCGGGGGGTCTATCCCCTGCCTGTGTGCCCACAGAGAGCAAGTTATTTCAATGGGTTAGCTTGCTTGATAAGCCGTATTATGTGCAATGCCATGTATATCAATGGCTTAGAGCTATCCTATGTCTGGTGTATCCGTACATCACCACAACATATAGTGCTGTAGTACCAGCTACTTAGTCCAAGTGACTTGGATAGGGCCGAGGGCTTCATCTTGACCCACAGAGACGCTGGAGAGGTCAGGGGCAGTCTTTTTGAGCAATACCTTGATTGCTTCGACCTGAGTAGGTTTTAGATCAACCTTACCATTTGCATGGTCTTGTAAGCGGTTAACCAGCATACTTACCTGGATTTTATCTTTCCAGGACTGTGAAAGGTTTTTGGTTTTGCGAGCTGCCATTTTGCTATTCCCAGCGCCGTGTATGTTTGTAACATTATTGCGTTACATGCGGGGTTTTGCAAGCCTTCTGCTGTATGAGGCTTGTATGTTCACAATTTTGGGCTGTTGTGATAAAGCATAAAAGGAAAC